GACGGTCTAGCCGATTGACCGGTTGTGGCGGCTGCTTTTTCAAGCGGGCTGGATATGGGGTAGTCTTCCATATCGGTGTTGCGACCACTCCAGACCAACTTTCCTTCTGCCTTCCCCTTATACGCTGTTACCACAGAGTAATAATTTCCCTTCACTCGTATCTGCATGTATATGTTTCCACCAGGTTTCCCTAAGCTTTGCAGAATAAGCATGCCTCTTGTTGATGGGTCATAAATCCGTGTAGTGTTTTTCAGGAGGTGGCAAACATACTGCTCTGCTGACATTCCTACTTCTGCAAGAAGGGCGGAGTGTTCTGCCATGATGTGGCGCACACCATATCCATTGTGGACGTTTTTGTGTTCGCCAATGTGCAGTCTGATTGGAAGGGATGGAAAGGCTAAAGTGCTTCCTGAGACTTTGAGTTTCGGGAGTTCCCACAAATCTTTTCTTCCGTTGAGGGTAATAAAATCCTGTGGTTTATTCCCTGTCCGTCCGAGGACGGTATTCCCTTGGACTGGAACCACACCCTTGGCTGGTATGTTTACTACCTTGCCGTTTGCCAGGTGCCGCTCGTATGCCTTGTGGTGGTCGTTCTTGCTTTTAAGCAGAAACATCTCTGTCCTCCGGATCGTACCCAGGACACTTCTCTCCGCAAAGCCCGCAACTCCCGCCGCAAATTTTCCCGCCGAATCGAGTACAGAAAAAGCATGTTGCCATTGGTTACCTCCTGATGTTTCTTGGTAGTGCCGGTTAGACAGGTATCTCAGGGCTTTTTCGTGCCCTTTGCTTTCGCTTCGTGCTCTGCCGCAAGCCTTTTGTGTTCCGCTTGCCCTTCCTCATCCCAAGTCAGTTCAGCGGCTTTCCTGTGCGCTTTAGCTGCGTCCAGGTGATGTTCGGGTTTGTCTCCACCGATCCTGGCCCGGTCACTGGCATTATGGGCGTGTTCAGTGGCATTTGTGGCAACACTGGAAATCTCCACCACCTTCTTGCCGTGTTCTATGGCAGCATCGCGGTGTGCCTGCCCCTTTTCCCGGTCATTGCCGTTGAAGTGTGATGTGCTGGCGCGATTATGGTGTTCTGCTGCCAGAAGGTGGACGCTTGATCCGTAGTCGAGGGATTGGTGATTGTGTTCAGCCTTGTGGCTGTTCGCCAGATTGCTCAGTGCGTCAGCTATTTTTGAAGCTTGCTTTGCTCTCGCCTTGCCGTCCTTTCTGTCAAACGTCAGGTGACTATCCGAACTTGCCAAGTGCTGACTGGCCAGGTGGTAGTGATTCCGCATTGCTTCGCTGTTTCCGGCCTTATATGCTGCATGCATGGCCTGGAGATGTAAAAGTCCAGCTTTTGCATGCAGTTTTGCTCCGCCTCTTGTGTCGGGCTTGCTCCAGTCTTGTTTTTTCTGGTAGTCGTTTGCGGCTTCTGACGCGGACGCTGCTTTCTGGCGGGTGTTTTCGTAGTCGTTCACTTGCGTGACGTTGCCTGATTTCGACCTCCTGGTGTATCCTTTGACGTGGCTTTTCGTTAATTTCATCAGCTTATCTCCTTTGTTTGAGTATCCGAGTGCTTTTGCCAGGTCTTCGACGACCTCGTATTTTCCGTTGCGATGCCAGGTTGCTATGTGTTGCTGTAGACTCTTGCTCACACCTACCGAATCAAAGAAATCCATCAGGTCATCCAAGTTACTGTTTTCGGGGTTGCCGTAGCGTTCCCTGGCATATCTTTCTTCCGCATCTTTCAGTTCGGATTCGTCATGGGCGTGTGCGTTTCCGTGAATCTTTTCTCCTGTCGCGGCTCTTAGCAGTTTGTCCTCGAAGTCTCGGAAATCGTGCTTGCCGTGACTGTCTGTCGCGACAAATCCGTGTTGTGCCAGTATCTCTGCTGCCTTGTCCGGGTGGAGACCTCCTTTCGCCTTCAGTGGGTTTGCGAGGATTCGGGATTGTTTTAGTGCTGGATATTCCCGGATGGACAGTCCCCATTGGCGATGCGCTTCATCTGCGTTGATGCCTCCAACCTTCGCTAGTGCCTCATGAAAATGGTCGTAATCGGGCATGACCTTGGTCTGTTTGTCGCGGAACCACTGCAGTTGTTTTTTCTGCCCTTCTGTCAGGAAGTCGTGTTTTTTGTAGACAGTCTCGTAATGACCGAGTTTTTCCGTGTGCTCTTTTATGGAGTTCTGCGCTTGCTTGATTTTCTCGCCATTGCCGGACTTCATTGCTTCCTTCAGGGTAGCCTTTGCTGTCTTCAGGTCGGTTTTTACCTGCTTGCGTTGCTTGAGAAAGTCTCGCTTACTCAGTTTGCCAGACAGTAATTCTTGATGCAGCTTGTCGCCGAGATTGGCCTGGGGTTCCCCGCGTTTGGTCCTGATTGCGGGTCCGCCTCCGGCCAGAACTGTTGCGCTTCCGTCTTTGTGCGGGAGGATGAACAAATGACGTCCGTGCAGCGGGCCTTCTTTCACGGTTACCCACCTGCCACCAGGGTGATTCGCGATCAGGTCGCTCGAGTAGGACTTGGCGAGAGTTTCGCTTTCGAATATCAGGCATTTATAACCCTTGACGATCTGTGCCGTTATTCCGGCATGCCCGCTTTTTTTCAAAGAAACCAGTTCTTTCAGGCTCTTGTAGAAATCTCGCAGGGCTTCTACTCCCTCTTGTTTGCTTATCTCTGAGATTGCCAAGTTGAGCGTTTCGGACACATTGTCGCGAGTCCATTTTCTTCCGTCCGGCCTCGGTGTTCCCGCTTGGTTTAAGTGCTCGGCAAGTTCCTCATTATTTAATGGTTCACCTCGCAATATTCCGAACTTTTTCTTGATAACTTGAGCGTGTAATGGTGTCAGTTTGTGAAGCAGTTTGATGATCTTAACGGTCAGGTGTATTGGCTTGGCTGTCAGGTCTTCTTCCTGGTGCGCGGGGGTAGCATGCTGAGACAGTTCCCGTCTCATTACCGGATCGTTGTCCACTGTCTGAAAGTCGGTCATTTCCGCCAGTTTCTTATTGCGGTCCTTTATGTACCGGATCGCAGCGCCACGTCCGGCAGTCGTGACGGTTGCCAGTATCCTGCTGTTCTGCTTTTCTCCTGCCAGGTGCTGCTTGAACTCTTTCAGGTCTTCCTCGCTGGCCTGGCTGAGTTCCAGGCGCAGGCTGTTCATCATTGCTGTGGTGTACTCACTTATCATGTCGTTCATTTCGGGAACGTCACTGCTGACAAATCCATTGTTCAGTCTGACAAGGGGGGTGATCTTGTTGGTGGAGGCTATGCCTACCAATGTTCGGCGCATAGTTTCCGTGATGGCGGGATTTGTGAGAATCTCGTTTTCCGGCATATCAAACCGCTGTTCTGAAACTTTCTTTCTCCGGTTTTGTTCCTCGATGGAAATGGTGCGTTTGCTCGAAGACAAGGATTCGTATTTTGCCTTTTTGGGCTTCTGCTTCCTGGCCTGGTGTTCTTCGTGCGTCCAGACTTGTTCTTTTGGGAGGAGGTATTTGTCGGCCTTGAACTGGTAGCCCTGTCTCAGTCCTTCGACGTGGTAGTTGCCGTTCTCGTGACCTATTATGGAACCTCTGAATGCTCGCGGCTTTCCTTCCGGCTTGAAATAAACAGGCGTCCCAATCGGTATCAAATCGTCTTTTTTGTGGACTGTTGCGGTGGTGGCCCGAACGGTCGTCACCTTTCCGGATTTTGTTCTTCTGACCGTTCCTTTTCTGGCGGTTACTTCCGTGTGGGTTGCTCCTGTTTTTCTTTCCTTCGCCTTTACGAGCAGATTCATATTTTTTCGCCTCCCTTTTGCCTCAATCATAGGTTGTGAACGTTGCGTAGATCAAACATTTTGCGTATAGTTGCATCATTTTGTGCGGAAATCTTTTCTTATCCGAGGGGCGGATGCCTGCTCTATCTCGAAAGCCTGGGAGGGCAAAATGGAATTTACTCGTCACGACATACCGGAATCAGTAAAAGACCTGCTTAAGGTTGCCATCGAGACAAAAACATACGACATAATGACGGTTTACGCTGCTGCGGTAAATTTTAATTACAATTGGCGTGCGCTCACTGAAGACGTTTGCGAAACCGCATTTGCGAATCGTCATTCCTCTAGCAATGCTCACAAACTGGTGGTGGAAGCCGCTGAGTTGGTTTGGAAGGAATTGGAGATAAAGAACACCGGCAAGGACCACCTGGAGGCGCACTGGTCAGGCTTCTGTTATACGCATGGGGGAAGTGCTAATGCCTAAAGTTACAGAACGAGTACTCAAGGGCATTTGCTCGGCTGCGAACTCGAACACCGGGAGCCTGCGGTTCATGCCGTTTGGTTTGAAGGTCGAGCGGGTAGGTGGCGGGTATATGTTGTGGCGCATTTATCGCGATCCGGGGAAGGAGGCGGACCTGCTGCTGGATTCACCTGCGACCGCAATGGAAGTCCATTTCTTTTTGCAGGGCTTTCTGTCTGCCGTCAGGGTATGCAGGGGGTGTGATGCTGATTGAGTTTCCGGATCGCGAGGGTCTGGTGTGCGGCATGGCGGAGTTCCTGGTTTTCAACCACTTCATGGCTACCGATGATGCCTTGTCCCTGGCCGACAAGATGGCGGTTTGCGACCCTGACGTTTATTCCGGAGGTTGGGTAATCCCAACCTTCGGTTTTTCCACTGAGAACGGGAAGACCGGCGATCCGTTCCTGGTCCCGTATGATCCGGATGAGTAACTGCTCGCTGACGCATCATTTTGTGCGGCGATCTTCTCTTGGGTGAGGGGCAGATGGTCCCTCTATCTCAATAGCCTGGGAGGGCGCTCATGACCTATAAAGAATTCAAAAAAGCGTACGAAGCCGCATTTAGGTTGATGATGAAATACCCGCCGTCACAAGCGGGGTCGAGAGTGTACGCCGGAAAAATGGCTGCGCTCGCCGACAAATACCCTGATTTTGCCGAGGCGGTGGAAAACGAAAACGATTGAAACAAGCATGTGACTATCATTCCCTCCTGGCCACCACCTTTTTTCATCATTGGTGGTGGCCTATTTCCCCTTCCTGTGATAGAATCTTCCCATCTTCGTTGAGGTGCCTTCCGTTGCTCTCCTTCGTAAAATCCATTTTTGGGGCATTCTTGTGAGCGGATTCCGTTGGACTTGCCTGGTGTGTGGCCGGGATCATAGGTTCGGAGTCCGCGTTTGCGTTGCTTGTGGTTCTACGGTCAAGCCTGAGCCCGTCATCAATTACGCCAAGATGCCGAATCTCCCTGACGACGAGCTTCCCCAACCGCGTACCTCAGTTTGCCTGGGGTGCTACATTGAGTGTCTTTATTATGGGACTGTTGCCGTTTATGATCCTGTCCTGGCCGAGACGGGTATCCGGATGCGTTGCTCTGTTTATCCGGAGCGTGAGGATTGTCGCGGGTGTGCCGTTTGTCCCAAATGCGGGGCGTTACCGCCCCATGTCGTGACCTATGAAACCTATAAAGAGTGCGCCCTTTGCGGAGGGTACTTCATCCTGCCGTTCCCTGGTGGACTCATTCCGGAACCGGATTACTACGCGGTGTGATCTGCTGCTTGCTGTGGCATTTGTCTGCGTGGTTTTGTCTGAGTTGCGGAGAGACTTTGGTGGTGGTATGGCTATCGTGATTACCGTGCGGTATCCGCCTGTCATTGATGCCGAGGGTAGGGACATCACGGATGTTCAAATGCTTGAATAGTTTCCGGAGGTTGTAATGGAGATTGGTCTGCTTTCTCTGGCCGTGATTGTTGCTGCCATCTGTTTTCCGCGATTTGTGGGCAATGTTATTTTGCTTGTACTGGCATGCGTTGCCGTGGGTATCGCTGACAAGTTTATCTTTCCGGGATTTCTGACTTTCAATGTAGTGATGGGTTTTCTTGCCTTTGTTGCTGTCTGTTGGATTCTGGCTTTTTTTGCAAAACGCTCGGAAGCGCAGCAGGTTGTGCCGCAGGATCGTGTGTGCCCGTTTTGCGCCGAGACTGTAAAGGCTGCGGCTATTGTCTGCCGGTTTTGTGGCCGGGACTTGCCTGCTTTGCCTCCGCCTCCTGAGCCTGAGAAGAAACCTGAGAAGGTGAAGAAGCCCGCAGAGGCAAGAAAGCCACCAGTTCCCGGTGATCCCTGGGGCATTCACCGATAGACCGGATACCCTCTCCGTTTTCCTCGAACTCCTGCCGTCTGCTGTTTCCCTCTGGTTTCAGTTTCTTCTTTCGGAGGTTCCGTCTTCTTTTTCCGGCTGTCGTCGTATTCCCTGACCTGTCCTAGCTTGCCGCTGGCGCTCATCCGGTCGTGGGCTTTGACATGGGCTTTAATGAGGTACGCGCCTGGTATCGCCTTGCTTTTGTTCATCCGTTCTTTCTGTGCCCATATCTCTTTTCCGGTGAATAGGTAAGGGCCAAGGCAAGCGCACCATGGGTGCATAAGACCTGCCACGGGCCGGAGGGTTGTCTTGCCGTCCGGCCTGCCTCCTGACAGTACCGTTCCGCCTCTTACCGGGTGCGGTTTCCTTCCGATGTTCGTTCCGTTACTTATCAGGTTCGCCAGTTTGAAAACTCGGGGGGTGACGCCATCGGCCTCGAGGTATGCGTGCTTGCATTGTGGGCATGCGGTCGGAAGTGGCATCTTGTACACCAGTTGCTCTGGTCCGAACTTTTCCAGCAGGTCCATTGCCTGGCCTTGGTTCCTGGCATCGTACAGTTCCGTATAGGCTACCCGGTCCCAATCCCGCGCCTTGTCTTCCATGGTATGGTAGAGTTCCGATGAAAACTGCCGCCAGTTGTCTACCCGAACCTCTGGTATTTCGAATCCCGCCTCCCGTTTCGCTTCCTCATCGAGGACTTTTGCCGTCAGGTCTTTTTTGTGGTAGTCAATCGCCATCCTTTGGATGATTGCCCGGTTCTTTTCGGCCATTACCCGGCCTGCCTCAGTTCCGAGATGGTCGCCCATTGCGGTGATGTATGTCGCGGTTTGCTGTTCCGCTACAGCGATTGCGTGCAGGTCCGGTTTTTGGAGGGGCATGCCTATTGCCAGTTTCAGGATGTCCGCATAGCTCTTGCCTTGCTCCATGGCAGCATGCAGGCGTCCAAAAATAAACGCATTTCTTATCAAATGCATTTCCGGTTCTGTGGCCGCGAGGGTAAAACTTTCGGCTGTCACGTCCTGCCCAATCAGGCCCATTGCCTTCCATCGCTCCAGGACGTCCTTGGGAGGCGTGAATTCACTTTGCATCTGTGCGGCCACGAATGCAAAGCGGTCGTGGATTGCCTGGAGGATGTTCTGGATTTCTTCCTTGGTCAGCGGGCGGGGGAGGGGAGACGAGGCTTTTTCAAGGGTCGCGCTCAGTACCGAGGGGATTGCGTTATCGACAAGCCATGCCACAGACTTGTGGAATTCAGCCTGGAAGCGGTAGTACAGTTCCCGCATGGCCGATTCTTTTGGTACTTTCGGTTCATCGGAGATGGTGGATGATTTGGTTGGTTTGAGCTGGATCGTTGAATTCATGACTTCCTTGCGGCCAAGTTTTTCTTTCTACTTTCGACCATTTTTGCTCGGGTTTCTGTGGATATCATTCTTTTTTTGGCCGATTCTGACATTTTTACCCGGCTTTCAAGTGAATATACTGTCCCCTTTTTTGCAGCGGAAATCTTAGCCCTCGTTTCTTCTGAAACTGGTTTTCTGTTCCTGAGAGCCTGCGAAAGTTTTGCTCTGGTTTCAGGAGTGATCGGTTTTCTGTTTTTTGCCGATTCTGACATTTTTGCTCGTGTTTCGTCAGAAATTGGCCCTCTGTTTTTGCGTGCTGCTGATAGCTTAATTCTGGTTTCTTCTGATGCTATTCTTCCTTTTTGTGATGCTGATATCTTGGCCCTTGCCTCTGGCGTAGCGGTTCTCCCTGTATTTATAGCAACGAGTCTAGCCGTGGTTTCAGCCGCTCTTTTTTTAGCTGCTTCGGACATCTTTGCGCGAGACTCGGGACTGCGCTTTTTACCTGTGTTTGTAATCGAAATTTTATCTTTCACTTCTTGAGGTCTTTTTTTACCCACCCTTGACGCAGACATTCTCGCCAGCACTTCGCGACTGAATTTGGTGTTGGCATCGCCTCCTGAAGTTAAATTATATCCTTGGGGTGACATACAATTGTAATGTTTAATCCAATACGATTCTTTGTAGTTGAGGGTTATTTTGTCTGTCGCCTTGTCTACTATTTCAAAATTGAAACTTTCTATTCCATGCTTCTTGATGGCCCGCCCAAGCATATTGTCGGATTTTATATGTTGTCTTACTCTTTTCATCATCGGTTGTATTGTTTGCCCGATGTAAACTTTCCCCGATACCGTGTTGGTTGCTTTATAAATAATTCCATGCATGTCACAGTCCTTGCATTGATTCGTCTGCTCACAGTTAATCTTTTTAGGCTGGTATGTCAATATTTAATGCCTATTGTCTTGAGTGCGATTTCCTTAACGACTTCTGGTAATTTTCTTAATCATCTTGCTGGCTCGCTTCTTCATTGTCATCCTCCTGATCGTACTGTTCCTGTTGTTGGTCCACCATATTGGCTTGTGTGACTTGATTCATAAGCGGCGCGTCTGCCGGATAGTTCCAGGGGTTACCGTCATCGTTGATATCACCGATAGGTTCGAGTCCCTCCTGCATCCTCGCCTCATTTCTTGTGATCCACTTAGACACCCTTGCCGTGCGGATATCGATGGCTTGCTTTTCGTCTTCCGGGTCCAGACCTACAAGGATCAGCCTCAGATCGTCGTATCTCGGTTTAATGATGCAGTCTGTCCACCATTCGCACATATCCATTAGCGACGGCATCAGTCCGTGTTCTTTGCTGAATTCGATTTCTTCCGACGGGTTGTGGCCGAACAGTGAGTTTCCGCCTCCGGAGTCTATCTGTAAATTCAGCGTTTGGGGCGCAGCTCCGTATGCGGCAGCCTTCAGCATGCAGAGGATTCGGAACAGGTTGTCAAAGAGCATGTCTTTGGGCGATTCGCGCAGCTTGATGGATTGCAGTTGCGCTTCCTCTTTGGAAGAAAAGGGGATGATCGGTAATCTCCAGTTGCTTCCGAGTCCGCCTTCACCGAGCACCTGCTGTTTGAATGCTGTCAGTCCCTCTTTATCGTAGTCTCCTATAACGGCCAGCACCTGCTCGGGGTAGTTGGTCTTGAACATCTCCTTATTGTAGTTCCAGGCGTAGAGCAGGGTAGTGGTAATGTCGAGGGAGGCTTCCAGGCGCGAGCATCCATATCCCCACCTGTTCAGTTCGTCTGACGGGTTGCTGATGTGGACGCTGATCTCGTCTTCGGCATATGCCTCCGTGATCATGCCGTCTACCATTTGGACAAATGCTGCTTCGGCCAGGTCGTACCCGGTTGCGTAGCTCATTTTTTCCAGGGTGTATCGGCTCACCTTTCGGTCTTGCTCGTTTTTCCGTGCCCAATCTCGGACAGCCTCATCGACGTTCTTGATCGTGTCGCCTGGCAGCCAGTGAAACGCCGCATAGCCTTGCCCGTCTCGGCGTTTGTACCTGCGGATCACCTTCCGGTCTATGACGAGTTCCGCCCTGGTCAAAACTGCCACCAGGTCTTTCAGCCTCTGATGTGGTCTGATGTTGTGCGGGTAGATGGAAATGTAATCAGTTGGTGTGGGGTTGTTGAGGAGTTGCTCCAGTTCGCGGCAACGGTCATCTATCTCTTTGCTGCCTTTGAATTCCGGATCGTCTTGCCTGTCGTGGACGACTTGAAAGCCTACTTGCTTTCCGGATATGGACTTTTGCCACACTCTCTTTTGCTGGTCTATCCTGGCCTGGATCAGTATTCTGTCGATCACACTTTTGACCGAGCATTCGCGCAAGACCTCAAAGGAGGGTGTGCCTATCGGCTTTTCTCTCGCGCCATAGGCAATCATGTTATTGGCCAGGGCGATCCTGGAGAAAAACGCGGACTTGTTTTGATCTTGCGCGGCCATTTTCCGGGCTTCAGCCTTGATAAGGCTGTCGATGGCTTTTGCTGGCGCGATAAGTCCCTGGGGTGTCTGTACGGGGTCTTGGATGTGGAATTGTGGCGGGTATGTGTGTCTCATGCGCGGCCTTTTTTGATGGAATTTTGCGCCATTTCATTGCCTATATCAAACCTTTTGTTTCAGCTTGCCTTTGGCCTGGGCCGTTTCCGTGATTATTGCAGTGAGGGAGTCGATTCCGATTGCAGACCTGATCCGGGAGAGTGTCGTCTCTCCACTGGACCAGATCGCATACAATGCGCCGATTGCCCTGTCGCGTTCAGTCTGGAGTTTGCGGATAGCTGCGTCGCTTGGGTTTGGATTATCGCCTACCACTTCTGTGGTGGTGAACCTGTGGCCACAGGACTCGCATTGCCTACGTCGCATGACGTGGGTTTGCCGCTTGCGTGAGTTGACGATGGTGGTTGTCGGGTTTTGGCAAATAGGGCAGTTCACAGTGTCATCTCGATTTGGGTTTCAGTTGGCTGTTCGGGTGCTGGTGGCGGTTGCCATGGTTCCACTATGCACCCGGGGAAAACCTTCTTTTGCTCGTAGAGCATGCTCAGTCCGGCATCCGGGATTCCGGCCATCGCCTCTATTTCTTCCGGCAGGAATATCGGGTCGCGGACGTTGTCTGTCCAGAGTTTCCTTGCGACGTCCCTGTCGGTTGCCAACCAGACGGTTGCTCCGTTGAGTTTTTTGCTAGTGATATTTACCGCTATATGCATGGTGGATATGGCCCGCCTTGACGGAATATGGCATCCCGGAAAAGACCCCATATTTGGAAGGTGGGCTTGATGCCTTCTATCAACGCGCAGAGGATGCCAATCGTGAGAGAAAAGGGTGTTACCGCAAGGCAAAAGAAAAAAGTCATCAGAATTATTGCTATCTTTCTCAGCATATCGCCTCCGTCATGAAATAAATTTTCATTCCTTTGCGCCTTGCATGATGGTACTCCATTGTTGCTCCTGTGGATGTCTCCCACTTTGGGACCATAAAAACAGCATCGCATCGGTCCATGAGCGGCAGGCAGAATTTGTTGATCCAGTCTTCGTGTTGCCATTTGCGGAGCGGTTCTTTCTCGTCCCAAAAGGACGATATTTTGTGGGGGATTATCGGGATGTGGCCGCTTGCCAGAATCTGTCTGCCGATTTCTTCAGCGGCGGCTATGTTGCGCTTGATTGCCTCTCTTGAGTCATCGGAGTATTTGCCTGCGATGTAGATCATCATGCGCTTGGGACTCCTTCGAAGTGTAAAAAGGCGTCTATGCTGTCGACCACTACTTCCTTGCCGTCTTTGCCGCACACGAAGCCTTTGGAACCAAACTCGTTTTCTAAAACGAACCACTCCAGAGCCTCTATTTCTAGACCGATGCTTTCTGCTGTTGCCCTGATGGCAACGTACTGCAACCGGCTTATGGCATAAAATAGTGGGGTTTCCGGGCTTGCCCCGAGAACATCGCGCAGGGTGTCGTACACCTTGTCACAGTCTTCGATTGCGCTTTTGAGGTGTTCTATTTTTTCCTTTGCGGTCATCAGTCTATCCTTTCAGGTCATCTATGGAGAACACGATCCCTCGGCAGTAGTTGACAGCGTCTTCCAGTATTTCAAACGTCGCGTGCGGGATTTCTGTCTCAAACGTCCAGGCAAATTGATCCAGTTCAGCGTTCCAGATCGCCTTGATTTTCTTTGCGTGTTGCTTTCTCTGGAAATATTTTTCAAATTCCGCTTCTTCTACCTCGGTTCCGATCATGTATTCCCATACCGGCACAATGCCTTCCCTGTCCACCATGATCGTGGTTCCTTTGTATGCGCCGTATTCGTCGTCAATCGCGCCTCTCAGCTCGATGTTGTCGTCTGAGTACCCGAAAACCACGACGAGACCGGCCTGCTTTGCCTGGTCTTCTTCTTCTCTGGTTATCTCTCGCGTGTATTCCCTATCGTTCAGCTTTGCTGCCAGTTGCTCTTTTGTCACGGTCCTACTCCTTTATCCATTCCGAGATTTTCTGTGTTACTGCTCCCCAACTTTCCGCTTTCAGCCGCGTTTCGAGAAATGTCGCAAGGATGCGCTCAAACAAACCCATGCCTTTTTCCATCAGGTGCATTCTCTCGAGGAATACGGCTTGCCGTTCGTCGTGCAGGTCGGTCGTGTCGTCTCTCTCGATCTGTACGGTCGGGCATTTATAGGAGGCAAAGTAAAAAGTGTCTGCCTTGAGGGTCATGCGCCAGGTTTCTTCGGTTTCGTCTGTCATGTATACGGTCGCCTGGGTGATCTGCTTCCCATCCCGGAGTGCCGCTTTTACCTCACCGAGTCTGCTTTGCACTCCCTTTATCGATATGGTGTGTTCCCCGTCATCGTCCGATTGCTGGAGGACGATCTTATTGTCGATCCAGAACGGGAGTTCTGTGGTTTGGCATTCCCTGGCGTAAAGCATCCACAGCAGGAGATCCGTCCCTATCCATTTGTTCGCCTGGATGGATTCTGCGATTGATTCAGTTCGCGATTGGTTCCTGTCCTGGAGGTTTGTTGTTAATCCTGCTTTTTCGGCAACCTTGGCGGCTCGGGCATAGGGGTGAACCATTTGGAATCTGAATTCAGGGAAGGCTTTAGCGAGGATTGTCGTCACGGTGTCGATGCCTTTGTTGCTGGTGGTCCCTATGGTGACGATGCCTGTTACTGTGTTCCAGGCGACATCAAATGTTGATGGTGCCGGGAGGGTTTTGGTCATGAGGTGTGCGCGGACCGCCTCTTTTATATCTTGCCTGGCTGCCTTCGGCACGCGAGTGTAATCGGGGTGTTCTTGCAACCATTCCGTGAGTTGCTTTTGTGTTTCCTCCTGGAGGATAGCTGGTGGTATCCGGCGTGTATCCTGGCGAATTGTGAATCCGAAATAGGTGCCTATCCAGAATGCGCCTGGGTCATCAAAATCGGTTTTCGCGTTGTCGTGGAGTTCCACTATCCCGAGTGATACCTCGTCCGGCGAGTCCTTGATATCGATGAACCGTTGCCGGAGCAGTCTGTCGCGTAACCATTCGTAGCGATCTTCAATTGGTGGTAGTTCGCCTTCAGTTGCTTGAAACTGGCAGATGCTCACCGTGTTGCTCATCAGTCCCATTGCATATGCTCCTTTTGTGGATTTTTCCTACCTGATCTTGACGTTCTTTGGGCCGGAGTAGGTTCCGGAGTCCAGAAGTTTGGCGATTTCTTCAGCCTTGGCTCTAACCGCTTCGGCTCTGCTTGTGGCACCTGAGACGCGAACTTTTACCGCGCTTTTCTTGAAACCTTTTCCGTCCGCTTTCGGTACCCACTCAAAGATTCCGAGGCTGAACGTTCCTGTATATACCGCCCACTTCTTATTAGAACTGGGATCGCATGCACCACTGAATCCGTGTTTGCCTGCTTCCATTTGGTTTGCTCCCTGTTTTATGGTCTGTCTCCTACGATCCAGTCTGTTGCGAGGATATCGGTCTGTGAAGCTAACCACGGGACAACGTCGCCCTGTGCTGTCTTCATGTCGATATGTGGTAGGTAGTTCACTTCGGTCCCTGGCATGAATGCTGACGAGAGGGGTTTTCCTTCACCTACGGTTATGCGGCTACCTGGAACGAGAAACAGAAACATGCCCTTGCCGTTCCATCCAGACCTCCAGGCTTTGTATCCTTGCTTCAGTCCTTTGAGTGCTGCGCTGAAATCCATTTTGCCTCCTGGCCTGCTATAAGCCTTAATAAGTTATAAGACCTTCCGTTCAACTGTGCAGATGGTGTCATTGTGACAAGCCCCGTGGCAAACCAGCAAAATTTCCTCGATCTCGTAGCCACGTTTCTTGCCGATCCCGTTGCTGTCCCATCCGAAGGAGAGCACGACGCCGCCGGGTTTCTGCAAACGGCTGATTGCCTCCTTTTCCTCGCTCCAGTTCTTTGTCCGCTGCCAGACGTTGCCCTTGCGCTGCCGTACAGCGTCCAGCGTTTTCGGGTCTATCCCCGCCGCCGCGTAACAATCTGCCGCCTGCCGGGGGCTGTACGGCGGGTCAAACAGCACCACGTCTGCCGACACTCCCCGCTCTTCCAGGTGCAGAAGAAATTCGTAGGCATCCATCGTGTACTCAGCCGCACAGGCCGGGTTCATGTCGTTGCGGTACGTGGCATAGGTAGTGTCACGGGCGAACGGGTCAACCGATACGCCGCCAGCGGAAAGATACCGCTCTACAAGCTCCTTGATCGGCTTTACACTGAATGTTTGCGGGTTCGGCATCGCCCATTCTCGTCTCACAATCATCAAAAATCCTTTCTTGTGCCAACAGAAGAGGCGGGATGTCCCGTTGATCCATCCTCGCCTCGAGCATGCAGTTCTTCCGCGAGTTTCTCGACCGCCGCGCCCCAGGCCACGATCCCGGCGTCGACCAGAACCCGGTCCAGCTTGCATCCTGCCAGTTGCGCCAGGTTCTGTAACGAATCCTCGACTGCTCTGATTCTTCTTGCGACCACCCGGTGGGGCTTGATGTGCCGCTCGAGTCCCATCAGGATGCAGGTGCCGAGTGTCGCGCCTATGGTTGCCAGTTCTTTGTCGGTCAGTTCAAACTCTACGATTGCCATCTCTACTCTTTCCCCTTTACCTCTTTTGTGGTGCCTGCTGCCTGCCGTGCAACGTCCCATGCGGCTTGCCATACTTGCCAGGCATCCTGGGCGTGCTTGAACATATAGACTTCGCCATGCCGCTCGATTGCTCTTGGGTATTTTCCTTGGTCAGAAAACCAGTATTCAAATGCGGATCGTATGCTGTCCTTGTCCGGCGTTTTCACTTGATTCCTCCGTGCTCCAGGGAATAGTGGTTGCCGTCATTGAACCGTCCGCCCCATGTGCCACCTATCGACTCCCACCATTCTCCGAGCGGACGATGGTCTTCTGTCGCGGCCAGGTACTTTCCGTTTCTGAAGAGGTTCAGGTCTATTGCGAGTTTTTGCTTATGGTTGCTTCTCGGGTGACTGTAGCCTCTTTTTTCGCCCATCTTGCCGTGGACTCTCGGGTCGCGGTATGCGTCGCCGAGTGTTACCTCGTATCCCATTTCGTATGCTTTCAGAAGCAGTTGACCTACCATTTTTGCGAACTTGCGTTGCTTTTCTCCGAGTGTCATCAGTTCGCCTCCACTAGAAATTCTTGCCGTGCTTTTCCGGACGTGACTGGTTGCGTGTCATTTTGTTTTTCAGTGCCGCGACAAACAGTTCGTCGTAACCGTTCCCACCCGCAAAAGAGAAGATCCGGATTAAGATATCCGCCAGTTCCTCGAGGAACGCTTCAAGGTCGACAATCTCGGAAGCGTCGGCATGGATGCCCTTTGCGTGTTTGCGGTACGCCTCGAAGTTTGTGCTGGCCTTGCGGATTGTGTCGATATATCCGTCTGTTACCTGGTCGCCTGTCGCGGACACCAGTTCCAATGCTTCCGCGACTTCGGTGGCAAACAGGGCGACTTGGGTTCCTACCTGCGATACGTCAAATCCTTTGCTTTTCGTGGTTTCTGCGCAGTTTCTGATGAGGTTAGAAATGTGTAGTGAGTTTGTCATGGTCGCCTTTCTGAAATAAAAAACGCCCCTGCCGTACTTCGGTGTCGAGTCGAAGGGCAGGGGCGCTTTCCCTGTGGGGAGCAGGGTATGAAATCTGTTGTAGGGGTTCGACTCGACATGGTTTTTATATCATGTCTGTTTGGTATACGCAACAGTTTTCCGGTGTTTTTCGAAGTCTTTTTGATGGGGGAGAGTGCAGTCTAAGCAGTCCTTTATTCCTGCCATGGTGACCGTGTAGTTGCCTCCGCACTCGTCGTGGTAAAGCGGGCAGTAGCAGTATGTGCAATCGATAGTTTCCATGTCGTGGCATTTTTTGCAGATTGCGTCGGGGTGCATGTGCATGTCGATATTGTTTGGTTCGTACCTGGGGCAGTCCAGGGTAATTACTGGCGTTTCCTGGCAGTCTCCTGTGTCGGCGTGCTTGCATGTGCTGCAGAGTGTTTTAGTGGTTTTCATACTGGTTCCCTTTCAGTAACGATCTATGGTTTCGCATTTCTCGGGGATCACGAAGGCACAGAACTCGGCTCCCTGACCGTGCGCCGGGCGATGCTTGATTGCCTCAGCGAGGGATTTGTTGGCTATGCCTATGGGTATGGTTTTCCCGCTGATGATGGCATTCAGACCGTCAGATCGGTACATGCCTCCCGAACTGCCACATGAGCATGTTCGGTAGACTCTCTGTAGTTTCACTACATCCTGGCATTCAGGGCAAAAAATCAGTTTCACTTTTTCTCTCCTTGGCATTCAGACCATCTGTGCGCGTGCGCCTGGTTATCAGCTTCTTGCTCGCTCTTTGCCCGGACAGCTATTCCGCATTTCTCGCATTGAAATGCGTTTGCGTTTACCTGCTTCCACTGGTGTTCACCTTCGCCCCTTGTCGCCTGGGCATACTCTCCGAATGCTCGGGCATGCCCTTCGGGTTTCACTCGGGACAGTGCCAGTTCGCAGTACAGATCCGCATGGGCGAAGTGCGGGTCTATCCCGATGTTTTCAAAAATCATCTTGTATTTCCCTTGTGTTTCGTCGATGGTCTTTCGTCGTCTCGCCAGTTTTTGCAGGTGCGTCCAGAACACCTGCTCGCAGAGAAACTGGATTTGTGGCCGGCCAGTATTGTCCCTGACTTCCTGGACGAGGCCTCGTTCGTGCGGCTGTTCTTTCAGGCGATGAACGTATTTCATCAGGTTCCACTCCAGGCCATGGAACCGGCTGATCCTGACTGTGTATTTGTTTTTGATTTCCTCTGAGGATTTCTTTTCACTGTTGGTCTGTTTCGGTCTGTCTCCCCATTCGCAGATGTCCTGGTCGCCTTTGCTCTCGTAGGAGTAGTCGGCAAGCCAGATCCGGCCTGGCCATCGTTGCGCAAACCGCCGCGCCTCATTGATGTTGGGCAGGGCATCAGCTACGCAGACGCTCACATCGTACTGTCGCATCAGTTCGTCGCATCTCTCCCAGGGGTCGTCGCTGTAGATGATTTCCAGGTGCGCCAGTCGTGACTTGTTTGTGCCCAGGTCGCAGGTCGGTCCCCATGTCCGGATCGTCACAACGTTGAATCCGCCCATCTGGTCGATCCCCATGGCGCAGTTCTGTCCCTTCCGTATCCACTTGATATCCGGGTTGACTGTTGCGCGGAGGATAGTTTCGTTGACGATCTGCGACTCTGGCGACAGGTAGGGAACTCCGAGTTTGGAGTTATAAAACTCTTGCAGGTCGCTTGCATCCTGGAAGGCTTTAAGGATTTTGCCTGCGTTTTGTCGGCAGGAGAGGGTTTGCGGAATGTGGTATCCGATGATCTCCGAGGTCGGGTTGTGTGGTATCCACATTCCGTCCCTGGGGTTTGTGATGATGGTCTTGCAGGTCGGGCAGATGTAAAAGAATTCTTTCCCGTTGCGATCCCCTATGCAATCGGGGAAGGCGTCGGAAAGAACGACACCATCCTTGCACTCGCATTTGCTGTGAAACTTGTTCTGGTTGGATTGCTTGAAATACTTATCAATGTTTGCGTCGGGGTATCCTGCCGTTGAATACTTGAACTTGATAGGGTAGGGGGAGTGACTGAGACGTTCTTCCGCTCTTTCGATGTCTCCCTCGAGCATGCGCCGGACCTCGTCAAAAATCACACCCAGCATCGGAATTGATTCAGTTGAGGTCTTTCCCTGCATGTAGGAAAAGAATATCTGTGATGATCCGATTGACCGAACCCGCTTCTGGTCGGTCTTCCTTTTGTCTCCTTCTGTCGCTGAAGGGTCTTCTCCCCATAGTGGTCTGATTTCCGGGATTGACCTAACCATGGGCTTAAAGCGGACGTCTGAAAAAATCATTGCCATTGCCTGGTCCGGCAGGAAGTATCCGAAGTATTTTCCAAAAAAGCGGAGTGCCACCCAAATCAAAAACAAAAAGCCCATGGTGGTCTTGCCCACCTGCGCTCCCGTCTCCAGGACGACGCTCAAACCCTCGGGGTTGTGGTTTCCTGTAACGGCCATTGCCTTGTACGGCTCGATGAGGTATTCGTGTCCGATCCAGGTGAACGGTTCGTTGTCGACCAGCAGTGTCGGTCGTATCTTTTCGACAAAATCAAACAGGTTGTCCGGCACGTTGCGGGCGATCTCCGGCAGGTGGATGTTTGTGTTATCGGTTGCGAGGACAAGCCCGCGCCGGATAGCCTCCTGCATAGCCACCTGCCGTCGCTCGGCTCTTCTCCGTTCAATCTCCCTCTGTATCATCTCCTTCGAGCAGTTCAAGCAGTTCCTCGTCGCTTAGTTCTTTTGGGTCGATCTGTCCGATTTGTGCAACGTTGATCCTTCTCCCCCATCGTCCGGGAAACTTTCTTTCCAATCTCCACGCCGCAGCCTTCCAGTCTTCGCTGGCCGCTTTGGTAATCAAAGAGACGTCTCGAGCCTCCGCCATGCCCTGTGCTTTTAGTACTGCGTCGGAGAATTTCTTATAAATTCCGCGTTGTTCCCGTGCCCCTTTTTTGAGCCAGAGGTACAAACTGCTTTTGTGAATTCCCACTACTGCCGCCGCAGTCTCGATGTAGTTCCCGTTCTGGATCAGGACTTCTAGTTTTTGCAGCATCTCTTCTGTTAGTTTTGTGGGTTGTCCTCTTTTTTTCGCCATTGGGTTGTCCTCCAATTTCTTGCACATCAATTGCTTTTACTTCTGGCTTTACGTCTGGAAAGTGGGCGCACGCCTGGGACTTTGCGAGCTTGACCGCATCCGCCTTGCAGGGTGCGTCCACGTAGACCTTGAACCTTTGTATTTTCTCGATGAAAACGGCATGACGCATCGATTTTGCCCTTTACCACGTCCTGGTTTCGAGTGCTCTCTGATACATCACTTCGCCGATCACCTGCTGCCGTTGTTCTCTGGTGGTTCTGGCCATCAGGTCTTGAAAAATGATTGCAGTGCAGGCATGGCAGACATAGATGTTTTTCTGCTTGCCGTTGTCCTCGAACGAGATGCTTCCGTCCTTTTCCGCGCTCTCCTTTGCTGTCTGTCCGCACAGAAAGCATCTAGGGGTAGGTTTGTTTGCTGTTTCTGTCTCGTTTTTCTGTTTCGGTTGCGTCATTGTTTCCTCCGGTTTGGTTGTTTTTATATCTTCTGGTCCGGGAATGCCTGGGCATCCTGCGCAGGATACCGATCCCGACCGTCTGTACATTTGGCATTTTTCGTAAGTCATCTTGACCGACAGGTTGCAGTGCATGGTTTCCTTCTAAAAAATGCCCGACGTCCCGGAGAGAAGGATCATCGGGCCATGTCAGATTGACAAAGTGTTTTCTCGGTGGAATCGGCAAGAAACGCCGATTTTGCTTCTCAAAGGTCGCCGAAAACCTCCGGCAGTTTCAGTTTGAATTCCTGCAGCATGGGGATAGTTATCTCCCTCATTTGCGGGTGTGCTGCTTTTGCCGTTCGGAGTTTAAAGAAATGTCTCCATTCTCTCAGGTTTGCGCTCATGACCATTTCGGTCTTCAGGCTGTTTGGCAGTACTGTGCGTGCTTCTTCCGGGGTCCATCCGGCTTGACGGAGACTCTTGTATGCTCTCTCTGCTCCGGCCATCGTCATCAGCCAGGTGTATGTGCTTGGGTCATCCGTTACCTGGGCGAGGCATGCGTCCGGTTCGTCTTGCGGTTCCGTTCCGAATTCTCCCGGTTCTATGTTGCACCACGGCGGGATCACAAACGCGACGTGGTTTTGGTAGTCGCAGTACCTCGTTGATTCGACCGAAAACGACGCGAGTCTGTGCCTGGTCAGTTCGGCCATCACACCTCTGTCGCAGAGGATGCGCACGGAAATTTTTTCATGCTCGATCACTGATTCGTGACCACGTTCGATGAGTTTTTTTACAAATCTGACCGCACTCTCCGAGGTGATCTGGTCGAAACTCTTGTAGCAGGTGCGACCTGCCATCTCTATCGCGCAGAGCATTTCTGAGGCGTTGAAGTAGTTGATTTTAAACCGTGGCTTGACCAGCAGCATCTTGCATCCTTTCGTCGGCCATTTGGATATAGTGGACTGCCTTCATCATGTCTCTTCGTTCCTGGCCTGGGCGGGCATTCTTGCCGTACCGCTCGAGGTATTTTTTCGCCTGCTTGATGCAGTCTTCTGCCGTGTAGTGGGTTGCGAGGTCTTCGCCTTCATCTCCGTATTGCGCTACGGTGTAGTTGTCGATGTGGTCCCGGACCCTATCCGCGAATCCGGACCAGTTTTCACCTCGTTTGCTCACCTTGGAACCTCCTGGCAGGACATGGCTGTTACGGATGGTGTCTCGTCGTGGAATATCCGGAGTTTTGCCTCCTGGACCGCGAGTTGCTCCGCTTCTTGCCGGTCGAATGCCGGGATAGTGAATTTCAGATCGAACTTCTTTTCTACGTGGACTTCGTACTGTTGCATACGTTCTCCTTGTGGGTGTTTTCTCGGTAGAATCGGCAAGAATCGCAGTTTTTAATTGTCGTTCTTTGCCGCACTCACTTCCTTCCTGACGGTTTGCGCAAGTTCTTTTACTTCCTGCATGGTTTTTCTTAGCCTGGTTCCTGCTGCTCGGTTGCCCTTTTCGAAGAACTTTTCCGCGTCTTCTTGCGCCTCGGTGACTTTTCTTAGAATTGCGACAAAGTTTTTCATGCCTTCTCCTTTTTCCTCTGTTTTTTTACTTCCTTGAACGGGACAAGCGTTCCGTCCGGCATTTCCAGGTATGCTTCCTCGCCGCAGTATTCCTGGTATCTCAGCAGGGACGCCTCGAGGTAGTTCTCCGAGAGTTCCATTCCCCTGCCTCTCCTGCCTGTTTTGCGGCATGTGACGATTGTGGTGCCGGAGCCGCTGAACAGGTCGAGGACGATCTCTTTTGGTCTGGTGCTGGCGAGGATGTTCTTCTCAAATAACCTGACTGGTTTTGTTGTGGGGTGAATGTCGCTTTTTTGCGGTTTGTCTACGCGGATCACACTTGACGGGACTTTATTTCTCAGTTCGGAGATCAGCGTTTGCATCTCCTTTTTGCTGAGTTTGGAAATGTCGATGTCATCGTCGATCACCGTTGAGCGGGTAAAGTCGCCATCATAATAATGGGCCGCGCCTGCCTTCCATCCGTAGAGGATAGGTTCATGTTTCCAGGAGTAGTCCTGTCGGCTCAGTACCATTTGGTTTTTTACCCATATCAGGCATTGCTTCAGTAGTAGTCCTTGAATGTTGCCGATTGCGCTTCTGAATATGTCGCCTAGTTGGTTACCTTCGGCGTGATAGACGTAAAAACAACCGCCAGGCTTAAGCGCATCGTGCATGGTGGTGAAAACCTTGGACAGAAACTCCTTGAATGCCTCCGTTGACAGATTGTCGTTTTCGATCTTTCCTGCCTTTGATTCGTAGGCCACATTGTAAGGCGGGTCTGTTACAATGCAGTCGGCCATCTCTCCGGCCATGAGTCTGGCAAGGTCTTCCTGGCTGGTGCTGTCGCCGCACAGGAGTCGATGATCCCCGAGAATCCACAAATCTCCGCGCCTGACTATGGGGTCAGGTACTGGTTCACCGTCCGGGTCTTCCTCTCCGAGTTCCCTGTCCTCGGTGATGCCGAGCAGGTCTTTTATTTCCTCGTCGGTGAATCCGGTCAGGTTCATGTCCGCGCCATCGTCGTACAACTGCTGCATGAGGGACGCGAGGAGGTCTTCGTCCCATTCGCCACCGTGCTTGTTTGCCGCGATGTTTGCCGCTCTCTCTTTCTCCAGCGACCATTCAACCTCTCGGTATGTCCAGCGGCCATAAGGGGTATCAATATGTCCGGTTGCTACGGTTCCGGTTGAGTCTTGGTGATCTTCTTTGATGATCGTCCATGCCGGGTCGAAATGCTTTACCCTCTGGTGGCCGCCGACCAACTGGCCGGTTGTGCGGTTGAGGATAACTCCGGACAGGTCGCCAAACTCGATCATTGCCTCTTTGAGCATTTCGAGTTTCTCGGCAGAGATAGTCCTGGGGTTGTATGCTGCCGGTTTCAGGTCGCTTACGGAATCACCACCATTGGGCAGTGGCGCATTTACTGATCCCGGTATCGGTTTCCTATCCCTTTTCGACCTCTTGAGACGTGCTTCTTCTTTTCGTTCTTGGCTTCCCTTCACTTGTTGTCCTTTTTGTCGGTCGTTTGTAATTTGGGTTTTCCATCAACTCGCCGAAGACCAGTATTAACGGCACCTGGTCGTCGCCTTTTTGGTTGTGCGCCCGCCATGTCGACATTTGGCGATAGTGCAGGTCACAAACAGGCAGGGCTATTCCGTCGATCTTTACGGTTCTCTTGTCCCAGGTCCGCGCCCGGCAACCTTTCACGGCACACACTGGAGGTGGTTGCTGGCCTCCTGTCATGACGTTGATCATCGTTGCTGTTCGTCTTGCCGTGGTTTCCTTGTCGATTTGCACATGCTCACTGGTGTAAAGACCGCACTCCAGGCATTTCATGTCTCGGGTGACGGCAATTTTGTTCATGCCGATTGCCTTTGTGTGGCTCTCGCAGACCATCAAACCGCCGCATTTCGGGCAGACGTTACATCCGACGCAGGTGGCTCTTTCGCCCTTCCGGGTGCAGTGGAATGTGTCTTGTGCTGCTGCCTGTCTCGGGCCGCTGTAGTAGCGGCAGTTGATATACCGGCCATTGATGTTTTCCGCTTCCTTGCGTCTAAGCACCATTTCTCCCGTTCAGCCAATCGTTGAATCTCGCCACAACTTCCCTGAAGGTGACTGTCTCGATATCCTTACAACTGGATACTTGAAGCCATGCTTTAAAGATTTCTTTACAATCAAGCGGGTTTCCTATGGTTTCTCCGGTTTGCGTTGATAACCATTCCCAAAATTTCGGGTTTTGGAAAAACGTTATGTGGAGACCTCTGAGGACGTCTTTGTTCAGTGTGTTTTCCGGTTCTGGTGTGGGTGTGTTGGTTGCCTGCTGGCGTCTTGGGAGGATCGAGAGGGTTACCGCCTGGTCGGTGAGTGCTGTCAACCTGGGGCCGAGTGTTGACTGGTTTTCGTAGACGGTTTCCAGGACGACCTGAAACTGTTTTTTTTTGCTCGGGACGTCCACGATGTAGGCCGGATCGATTTTGACCGTGATCCCGTCTCCGACTATGTCCGCGCACACCTGGGTTTCCAGGAGCGCAGTCAGGACTTCCGGGATTTGCCCGTCTGACGGAATATCCAGGAAGCATCGCCATGCTTTTGCCGAGCGCATCCACTTGCGTTCGACGAATCTGGACTGGATACTGTTTGTTATTGGCAACGGTTCGGACAAAAAAATACCTCTGCCCAGGGTAGCCACCACTACCCTGGGCCGCTTGTGGTTACTTCAGTGCGCAGGGTTCGGCTTTTTTACATGCCTTGCAAACCACCTCTTTCACGGTTTCGGATTGCGTCATGTTGATTTCTTCGATTGCGAGGTTGTCCAGTTCCGTAACAAGGGCTTTTTGTTCGGCAGTAAGGGACGGAAATAATTTGTCCATCAGTTCTTTTCTTTTGGTTGAAAACATCTGCATATCCACGTTGTCGGCGATTCCGGCCAGGTAGTCTGGATCGGCAAGTGGGCAGATTTCAGTGGTGACCATTGGTTCCCTCCTTTTTTATACAAGCGCATCATTTTATTTGGCTACTGTGTGTAGGTGTTGTGAGCACCTGGCGGAAACGCTACCACACCCTAAAATTGATATCAAGTGATTATTTTACAACGGGATTGAAAGTTTGCTATGCGCATCAGTTCGGGTATCTGTGATGAAAAGATACCCGGACAAAATGATGCGAATGGAACCGCTTCGAAGCAGCCTTGAGATGGTTTTGTCACGGAATGTCACGCCATGTCTCCAACTTTAAGTCTGGATCACGAAGCCCTGGCGAGCTCCTTCGCAGGGGTTTTTCTTTATGCCGTAGAAGCCTTCGCGTAAGGCTTCGGTTAAGCCTTCGGTTAAGCCATTTTGTTATCTTCGTTAAGCCTTCGCGGTATGTTGTTTAAAGGGTATCTTTTGAGCCTGTTTTTTTGAATTTCGGGGCCGGTCTGTTCCCCTCTCTTGATGGTCTTCTAATTGTGATGCAAACACCTGAATTGTGCTTGAAAACTGGTCTACAAACTAAACCGCTGAATCCGGTAGATTCGCTCGTCGTGCGCCTTGAGAGGCTTCCGTTAAGCCTTTCCGCTAGTCTTTCGTTAAGTAGTTCGCTAAGTCTTCATTTTAGGCTTTCGTTAAGACTATGCCTAATCAGGAACAGGAACAGGAACAGGAACAGGAACAGGAACAGGAATAAAAAAACCATTAGCGCGGAGCTCAAAAAACCCGACCTCCGCGCAGGAGTTTTGTCCTGGTGTTTATTTTGATTCACATCATTTTGTCTGGCGATCTTTTTTTTGAAAATTGGTTTGACGCACGCAACCAGTCATGGTAAAAGCACCGACATGGAAAAAAAACGAGATGCAGATTATCTGGCGTTTGTCCGCTCTCGCGGTTGTCTGGTTTGCGGCAGAGATTCTGAAGCCCACCACCAGGCTGTTCGCGGCCATGGCTCAATTGCGGCGAAATGTTCTGATTACCGGGCTTTGCCTCTGTGCCATGACCACCACGTCGGAGGTGGGACGACTGAGCAACCTGGCTCGGTCCATTCATTGGGCCGGGTGTTTTGGGACCGTTACGGTGTCGATCCTGACGTTGCTGTCGCGCAGTTGAACCAGGACTATTTTTTCGGGAGGGCATGATGGCAAGTTTAAACAAGGTCGCGCTGTACGAATCTGGTTACAGTATCCCCGAAATTGCTCAAATGTTGGACGAGCCGATAAGTAATGTCAGGCGACACCTAATCAGGGACGGTGCCAGAATGAGAAGCAGAAGTGATGGGGTAAGGCTTGCTTCTGCGAAAGGTAAATTAGGAAGGCCAGGGGTAAAACGTGTTCTCACAAAAGAGTGGAAAGAAAATATTTCCAAGGGGAGATTGGCGCATGCCGATAAGTTCGCAAAAGGGACAAGAGTGAATCCGCACGGGTATATAGAATTTACCCGTGGGCCAAGCAAAGGTAGGCATCAACATATCGTAATTATTGAAGAGCACATTGGTAGGAAACTCAAAACCCACGAGTGCGTACACCATGTCAATGGCATCCGCTCTGATAATAGGCTAGAGAATTTGGAACTCATGGGCAGGAGAGAACACTCAGCGCTCCATGCGACCAGAAATTTTCCACTTAGGAGGAGGGGCGGAAATGGCCAGTTTAAATAAAGTGATCATTATTGGCAATCTCGGAAAAGACCCGGAAATCCGCTACACGCAATCGGGTACGGCTGTCGCCGGTTTTTCTCTGGCGACGTCGGAGCGGTTCAAGAACAAAGCGGGCGATTGGGAAGATCGAACTGAGTGGCATAACATCACCCTGTGGGGCAGGCTCGCCGAAATCGCGGGCGAGTACCTGCTTAAGGGAAAAATGGTCTACATCGAGGGGCGACTCCAGACCCGGAAATGGCAGGACAAAGAGGGCCGGGACCGCTACACGACAGACGTTGTAGGCGAAAAACTTTTGATGCTTGGTGGTGGTGGCAAGGGTGAAAGTGATCGGAAAAAGCCCGCCGAAAATAACGACGCGCCATACTTTAACCCGAATGATGATATCCCGTTTTAGCTTGATTGGAGTGACTGCGATGGCGATTTTATCATGCGCAAATACCGTTTCCGATCCCGGTTTGAAGACACCTACCGTTCCTCAACGTGTCGCGTCTGTTGAGGTCGCCAGCAGTCTGGAAGATCGCATCCGTAGTTTTCTTGTTGCCCAAGGGGCATCTCACAAAACCGCCGAGGAAATGGCTCCACTGTTCGCTCGGAACAAATTCCCCCGAATTATGGCGTCAATTGCCATTGTGGAGACCGTTTGCGATCCGCATGCGGTGGGTTCGGCAGGCGAGGTTTCGATGTTTCAAATCCTGCGGTGGCCTGGTGGCGATCCGACCGACAATGCTCATGCGCTCAATGTGGCTATTGCTCACCTGGAGGAAAAGATCAGGATCACCGGCTCATTGTGGCCTGCTGTCCGCGCCTACAACGGGAGCGGACCTCAAGCGGAAAAATATCGTAACAAAATCAGAAACTTGGTCTTGAAAATTTAGTTGTTGCCTATATCAAACGTTTGTGTTATAAGAACCGTGGCGCGTTTAGGAAAGATTGAAAATGAGTAAAAAACAAATAGTTTCGCTGTCGTCATCCAATGGCGCAGCTACAATAAATCCCCTATCGGTTTCTTTCCTTATCGCGCCACGATTTGAGTCAGACTGTTCCGATAGGGGATTTTTCATTTTTGCTCGTCTGGAGGCGTGGTTATGAGTAGATACCGGAAGATTGAGGTCAAAATGTGGGGAGACGCAAAATTCCGATCATTATCTACGCTACCTCCCTGCGGTCAAGGATTGTGGTTGTACCTGCTGACTGGTCCAAATACGGGACCTATCCCTGGGCTTTTCAGGGCTGGACGGGCCGCAATGGCTGAAGAGCTTGATTGGGACGTGAAAGCCTTCGACAAAGCCTTCGCGGAAGTCTTAGAGAAAGGCATGGTTAAATCCGACTTTAAGGCTCGTGTTGTTTGGGTTCCAAAGGCTATTTTTCATAATCGTCCGGTATCTCCCAATGTTGTCAAATCGTGGGGTAAAGAATGGGAGATGATCCCGGAATGTGATTTGAAAACAGAGGCTTTCCATTCGCTTAGGACGGCCATGTATTCTTTCGGGGAGTCTTTCGGTAAGGCTTTCGATGAGGCTTTTGTTATGCCTTCCGAACCTCTTCTGATTCCGGAGTTGAAACCAGACACAGACCCGACTTGTGAGGAACCTGGGCAGGTGCCCGTTAAACCGGATTCGCCGATAGTTATCTCCCTGCCGCTGAATGACAAATCTGAGCACACTGTAACGGAGGCAGATGTTGCTCAGTATTCAAGTTTGTTCCCTGCTGTTGATGTTGTGCAGGAACTTCGGAATATGGCGGCATGGTGTTTGGGTAATCCGACAAAACTGAAAACGTCACGAGGGATTGTTAAATTCATTACGGGTTGGCTTGCTCGGGTGCAGAATAAAGGAGGTAGTCATGGCAACGGAAACAACTGCACAAATCCGCCTGGAAATGGCAGACCACAGGTCGGCATATCTGCGCCCATTGGCGGTGCGGGAGATTTTGCCGGGGATTTCCCGGTTGGGAGTGACGACTGGTGAACGTTGCCCGATACACCATCGCGATTTGGTGGATGGTGTCTGTGATGTTTGCCTCGATCTAGGCTTACGAGAGAAGGCTCGCCGCGAAGCGGCTGCGGCTGCGGCTTTAGAGGAGAGGTTGGGTAATATCCGGCTCGGGAAACGATATCGCAACGTGGCATTTGAATCCTATCTGCCTACCTGCGATGCGGCTGCCAGGGTGAAAATGATTTGCCAAAAATATGCAACCACCTTTGCGGACCGGCTTGCGGGTTGTGACAATCTGCTCATGCTTGGAAATCCGGGAACCGGAAAAAACATGCTGGCGGCAGCCATTTGCCACCAGATAGTCCAGGGCGGGTTCCAGGCAGTCCATACGACGGCATTGCGATTGGTGCGCCGGATAGCGGAGACCTGGGGAGGGAAAAGCACCGAAAAAGAGCAGGACGTTATTGATTCGTTTTCGCTTCCCGATCTGCTGGTAGTGGATGAGGTCGGTGTCCAGTACGACACCGTTCGTGAGAAAATACTGCTGTTTGAGGCTCTGAACGGTCGTTATGAAGAAGAAAAACCGACTATCATCATATCCAATTATCCGTTGAATGATGTCGAGCGGTATCTCGGGCCAACGGTAATGGACAGGTTTTATGAGGGCAAATCATCCGTGCTTGAGTTTTCTTGGGGCAGTCACCGGAGACGTGGTAAAGGGGGCAGTAGTGAAACGGCGAGTTAGGAATGCGGTTCGTGATGCGCTGAACGATGTTGTCCATGGCCGATCCGAGAATGCCGTCAAACGCATTCCGGAGACCGGGACAACCGTTGTAGTGGAACGCAGGGGACGGGCTGATTACCTGCTCCGGTTGCGCCTGTGCGGTGACGACGTGGTGGCGCCAGGTTGATGTGCCCTGTCGGGAGGGTGTTCGATCCCGAGCATCCTGTTTGCCGGTCCTGTCAGCGGCAGGGTGTTGTGTGTCAGAAGCCCAAAAAGGCGAAGGCTTCCGAATCGATACGGACGTGGCATTGCGGGAGGGTACTGACCACCAATGCATATCTGGACAGCCTCAATGCCTGGCATGGCCGACCGAGGTATATCTACACAAAAATCCGCAAAAAATGGGAGAGCGTCCTGTTCGGGACGATCCACTTGTGGGGCCGTTCCGAGGGAAGGCGCAAGCTGGCAGTTCGGAGGTTTGTCAAATCGGAAAAATGTTTGATCGCGGATCGGGACAACCTTGTCGGAGCTATCAAACCCCTAAAAGATACCCTGGTCCGGTTCGGGGTTCTGCCGGACGATACTGATTTGGACGTTGAGTTCTCGGTTGTTCAGTTTGTGGATCGCGATAATCCGAGAACGGAAATAGAGGTATGTTGAATTTTTTTTGCCTGGAGTGTTGCTCATGTCAAAGTCATTGATTTTACATTGTCCTTCATGCGGTAAGGTCCACCGAAAGCATCCACGGTGGTCTGGTGGTGATTACTGTTGCCGCGAGTGCTATTTATCCATG